TCCTGAATATTTACCAGCAGAAGCGATTTTGTCTTTTCCTGATTCAAAAAAGTCTTTCTTTTGTAGTGTTGCCATACTGCTATTTATATACTAACAGTATCGCTTTGTCAAGCGTTATCTAGGTAATGTTTTACACTTAAATACTAATGAAATTCTAAACTTATCACTCTCAACTGCTCTTGCAACATGAGGTATTCTTGCGTCAAAGACTACAACACGACCTGCTCTAGGCCAATATGATTTGACAATATTAGGTTCAGCACTTCCTGAAAAACCATATGGTGTATTAACTGCCATTGCCATCATTTCGTCTGTAAGATTAGGTGTCCAGAACTCAATTGTACCACCATCTTCTGGTGTCCAGTCAGGTGTTAGATACACAATAACTGTATATTGGTCGCCAGTCCATCCATCTATGTGAATACCACCTGATTGTCCTGCGTGATGTCCATTTAAGTAGTGTCTAAGTAATTTGACACCTTCTGGATTTACTTTATCCCATATCTCTTGTACCCAATCTTGTTCAATCTCATAATCAACTTCTTCGGTATCACTACCACCTAGATGAATATGTTTGTAACCAGGTGTCTTGGCTTCTTTTTTCATTTCTGTTGTAGAGTACCAACCATCTTGCCAATCTAAAGTATTCATACAGATATCGTAATATCTTCTTATGTCTTTTTCTGGTATTGTGTTGTCAGAAGCTTTTATAATTTGGTGATAATCGCCACCTGCTAATGCCATAGCAGGAAAAGTATATTTCTTTTCTGTACCTGGTTTTGTTATCTCCATCATAGTACCTTCAGGTAATTCTTTTGCTTCAATTTTAGTAGATTCTTGCGTTGTTTTAATACCTACTGTGTCTAAAGAAGATGTATCACCTTCAATCACACTTGTCATATCAACTATGTTTGTCATTTTTTTCCTGTTCTTCCTCTTCTTCAAATAGTATCATGGTAATTAAACTGTAAATTGCCATGTCCATTAAGGTATCTTTGATACCTTCTTCTTTAAATTTAAATTCACCCTTCTTGATGAAATTACTTATACGAGCATACTTATCACCCATGCGAACAACTGAACCTTGCCAAGCAGGAATACCCGATAACTCTGATAATCGAAAGTTAGCAAAGATATCTTCATTTGCACCATAATCATGTCTTTTCTTATCGTGCAATTCTTTTATGACATCTAAAATTTCATAAAATCTTTTACTTTGTTTGTTTATATCATCAATCATTATATTTTTCCTAGTGTTAGGTGTTTAACCACACCTCCTTGATTTTCCCATTGGTTATATTTGTTTTGATGGTCGCAAACCTTTTGTGCCTCATCTTCAAATTCAGACTCAGTAATTATACTGCCAGTTGGTCTTTCAATAACCAACCAACGAACTTTACTCTTTCTTTTGATAAGTTTCATCTCGTAAGAAATCTTATGTTTCTTTATTCCTTTTACGACCCTCTTTTTCATATCTACTCTTTTGTTTCTTTAACTGGTGCTTCTGTAACCTCTGGTTTAGGTTCATCAATCTCAGCAGCTGCAGGAACATTGTCTTGAATAAACTTTGCATGATGAGCTACGATTATTTTACAATTTTGTATATCTGCATTTAAATTGTTGATTTGTTTTTGGTAATTATTTACCTGTACGATAGCATTCTTTAGTTCAGTATTGAATTTAGATTCATCATACCATTTTTCGTTTAGTTTTATAGCCATTTGTTTTCTCCTTTTGGTTATACTTTAAAATCTGAGAACTGTCCCAGTTTTTTAAATTTATCATTAGATGATAATGTCTCTTGACCACTATCAACTAAATCAGTTTGTGCGTTTTGTTCTACATCATAGAAACGCATTTTAGACCTATCAACACCAAGTATAAACTTTCTATTTACAGTTGGGTCATTATATCTATTCTTTAATTGTTTGACCATTATTTGGTTCTTTTCTTCTAGTTCTTCACTACTAATCAAAGCAAACATAAAGTCTGCTGTGGCAGGAAGACCAAAACTCTCTGAGGTATCTTCTAGACCTACATCACTACTTACAAAACCACCTCTTGTTGTTTGAGTAGCAGAGAAGATAGGTATGTCATTTTCTACTGCAAGGCCTCTTAATTCTTCAGCGATTGCTTTAATCATTGTATAACTATTCACATTTGCACCAGACTTAAATCTAGATGAAGTACAAATATTTAAATAGTCAACAAATACGATATCAGGTTTAAAAGATTTCTTTAATGCTAATTCACTAATCAAGTTTTTGAAATGACCTGTATTAGCAGTAGCAGTAGGATATTCTTTAATAATTAAAGTGCCTGTTGTTTTACTTTGTAGTTTATTAATCTTTGTCTCATACATTGTATAGGGTAATTCTTCTAAATCACTCATACCAACATTCAAAAGATTAGCGTCAATTCTTTCAGCAATTCTTTCTTCAGCCATCTCTAAAGTTATATACAATACATTCTTACCTTGTAATAATACAGACGAAGCAAGGTGTGTCATAAACATGGTCTTACCTACACCAGTACCTGCAAGACAAATATTCAAAGTCTTACTTGGTATACCACCTCTTGTAATCTTGTTGAAGAAATCTAAATCTAATTCAAGTCTTTCTTCTTTCTTCTTGTAAAAATCAAATCGTTCTTTTGATTCTTGTAAATAATCATGACCAACTTTTTGGTCAAAAGACACGCTCAAGGCATTCGATAATAACTCAGGTAAATATTCTGGAGTGTGTGCCTTATCTTTACCATCTAAGATTTGAATGCCAGACAATATAGCATTATGTATAGAACGGTCTTTACAAAACTTTTCTGTTGTCTCAACTAGCCAATCTATATTAACTGGTTCAGGATTTAATGTAGATAAAATATCTGTAATCTTTTTATACTCATCTTCATTAATACTTTTATTACTATTGATTTCAATTGATAAAGATTCCTTTGTAGGAAGATTATTATACTTATTTACAAACTTATAGATTTCTGTAAATAATACTTTTTCTAATCTATCTGAAAAATATTCTTCTTTGATAAAAGGTAAAACCTTTCTACAATATTTTTCATTGTGAATTAAATTACGAAGTGCTGTTCTTTCAATTCTCTCCATTAAGTTCCTTTTTCTGTTTTAATTGTTCATCTAATAATACAACTAATATATCACCAATGTGATTTATAAACTCTTGACTATCTGTATCAGCACTTATATTGTTTTCAATAATAGTATAATCAAACACCATAGGCAAAGCACCATCTGGTGTCTTTTCTGACTCTGGTCTAAAACCTACATTACCATATTTAAGAACTATACTTGCATACGGTCCACTAATTAGTTTAATTGCTGTAAAGTCCTCTCCTGGCTTCTCGACAAAGACATAATCTTCTCGGTGTTTAGGACTGGTCGTCTTGTGGGTCGGTGGTATTTTCGGTGTCAATTACATCTCCATATTTAAATTCTTTAGTACAAACTTCATCTAACTTTTCTAGTATCTCTGGTGTGAAATACTTTTCAGGATTATTATTAATTGTTTTACCAAATGTTTTACTACCATCTGGCAACTCTACCCTTGTTGATACTGATTTAAATATATTATGTTTTAATGCTAAATCTAATAAGCCATAATATCTATCTAAACCTTTATCATAAGTTAAACGAACATCTACTACTTTATTTTCTTTTGTTAATCTGGATTTGTAATTTTTACAATGTATAATATTACCAATAATTTCTGTCCCATCTTTTTCTTTTCTCTTTGATAGATAGACGATAGAACTAGCTGCATATTTCAAGCCTGATCCACCACCCATTTCTTTTGTTGGGAACATACTACCGATAACATCATAAGTATGGTTTGTTATGATAAGAGGAACTTTTGCCTTACCTAACTTTAATGTTAATACTCTAAAGGCAGCTTTTACTATTTGTGCCCTTGTCATATCTTTAGTTTCTTTACCTGCCTGTGTATCTTCAATTTCTTTAGTAGTTGATAACATACCTAAGGAATCTAATACAAGCAATAATGGTTTTCTTTCAGACTTATCTTGAGCAATATATTTGTCTAATACTGTTAATGATTGATGTCTAAATTCTTGAACAGTAGTAACTGGCATAACAACCATACGACTACTATCAATTTGTCTTTCTTCTATAATCTCTTTTGATACAGCTGATTCACTCTCAAAAAATATAACACCACCATCAGGATTTTGGTCTAGAAAATGTTTACACATACCTAGTACAAAGAAAGTTTTACCTGTTGCACTTTCGCCTGCAATAGCAGTAATCTTATTAGAAGGTAAACCTTTGTGTATGCCACCACCTAATAACGCATTGAATATATAAGAACCTGTATCAATAAAATCTGTTACATCGCCTGACGCACCATCTGATACTAAACTAGCATATTCATTACCAGTTTCTTTAATTATGTCTTTCAAAAAATCACTCATTATCTACCTCTACCTTATATTCTGTGTTGTTTTCTTTTTTTTTAAAGTTGTTCGCATATTCTTTTTCTCTTTTTTTACCACCTGGCATACCATCTACATAAGAGGAATGAAATTCCCACTTACCTTTTTTACCATTTACTGTTCTTGAATATACTGTAACTGTCATTTACTGTTTCATTATACACTATATATAATTCTTTGTCAAGCAAAAAACTCATCTAAAGTTGCCTTTCTTGAATTTTTAAATAGGTCTGTTTTTGGACCAAAGCACCAAACATTCTCTATAAACATTTTGTTCATAAAGTCAGCCTTTTCTTGCTCATCTTTAAATAGTGTATCTGATTTTGGTCGTTGCATAATTCTCATGCCAATTTGACCAAGAAATTTATCTTTAAACTTATCTACCAATTCATCACCAGAACGATAACGAACACCATGTATTTTTGGATCCATAATATTTACAAACATAAACTTTGAAACTTCCATAGTTTTCTCTGCAACTGGTAAATAAAAATCATCACGCCATTTATCATACTCGTTAAATTTATGCCATGATTGGTCCTCTTGATGTTCACCACCTTTGTTATATTGTTCGGTAGAGAAGTATGGTGGACTTGTAAATGCTACATCAATCTTTGGTAGTTTATGATATGGTAAATCTTCAGCACCACATCTCCATATCTGAACTTTTTTAGGTTTAGATAATAATTTATTGTACGAACTTATCTGTTCTTGATATCTTTGGTAAGTATTAGGATTAGGATCACAGCCATAATATTCTTCAGCGTCAGAAGCAAAGAAACCTGCAAGTCTATCACCCCAACCACAACTTGTATCTAATACTGTTTTGGCATTTGTCATATCATAAATTGCTTTTGCAACAACTGGTTTAAATTGTGTTGCAATATAAGTGCCTAATCTAAATGCTGATATGTAACTCTTTTCATCTAATTGACCACCTACTAACTTTTCTATTTCAGTACCATCTAATTCTTTTATCTTTGTAAGTTTAACTCCATTTATACCACGCCATATTGGCCCTAAACATTTCCAAATAGCATAAGCATCTCCATTTTCCCAAACTTCTTTAGGTGCTCGAAAGCCATAACTACTACACTCTAGTCGTAAATCTTGCATGAAATAATTACTTACATCATTAAAGGTACTAGCACCATTTATCAAGCCAAGTCCGTACTCACTATAAGGGTATTTGTAATCATCATACTTTTCAAATACTTCTTTTTCTACTTGCTCGTTAGGAATGCAAATGGTACTAGTATCAAACTGTTTAAGACGACCAAAACTAATTCTCATATCACCATTAGTGATTTCTTTGAGTGGAAATACTGGTCTTTCTGAAGCAATATAGTCTGCCAAGTGTGTTCTCATCTTCTCTTTTCCGTACTCAGCGTTCATTTTTTCGAAGATAGTAGATGTCAAGACAGGCAGTTTTCCGTCTGTAGCGGCGGCTATGAGACGGTTATATAGGTCATTATCTCGTTTGTAGTGTGTAAATGCGTTTTCTTTCATATTTCTCTCTCTAGAAGAAGTTATCTAATGTTGATTGTTTTTCAAAATTCCAGTTGATTGCGTTTACAATAAATCGTAATGGTTCTAAAAATGATTTATCAAACTGTTCATCATAATTAATATATTGATGTAAATTAAATTCTTCTGGCAAACTTGTAGGAAAAGATATTACCTTTTCTCTCAATGGATTAGGTTCTTTTAAAACAATAAATTTAATTTTATCACCTTCTTG